AGAGAGACGGCGGAATTTTCACGGCCCCGGGTCTGGCAGAAGCTCCACCTCGCACCTTCTCTAGCAGCGCGGTTTGGAACGCAGGATCAGCAAGCTTCGCTTCGAGCTGTTTCTCGAACCAGGCTGCCGGATCATCCCCCACCTGGGAGAATGTCTGGTGCCTTCGGTGCCATTGCACTACCGCGTCGTACCGATTAGGTGATTGAACCACCTGCTCGTACTCCATCGGGTCGAGGGTCTTGGCGTTCATTGCCTGTAGAAAGGCAGCTTCCGCGCCGTCAACCTTCTCCGCACCATGCACATACCTGGCAAGCATCTGGCTGTTAGCCATCATGGCCCTGTTCTGCTGTTCAGCATAGGGGCTAAGTGCCTGTTGTACGAGTGCCCTTACGGACTCGTCCGGGTTAGCGAAGAAGTCCGGTTTGCCCTTCTGCTGTTGCTGAAGATGAGCCGTGATCTCATTGAGCCGCCCCTCGAGGGTGCGGGCTCGATCCTCTGCGACTCGCCGGGCCTCAGCCTCTTCCCTCAACCGCCAAGGAGGAACAGCCTCCTCCCCCGGCGCAGCCGGAGGTGCGGGTTTGGGTGGCTCCTGAACTGGCACCTCTGGTGCCTCAGTTGCCTGGGCTTCTGGTGCGATAGACTGCTCGAATAAGTCTCTCTGGTCCTGTGCTTCGTTAGCCATTCCCTTGTCCTCCGCTTTGTCGTTGCGGTCACGTACCCAGGTTTCGCCCTAGGCAGGCGCTGTCCCGATTTCGCTCGGGACCGGCGTTACCCTTTGTAACCACCGGATCGAAGCTTATTCAGCACGGCGCCAGCGACCCGTTCGCCCGCGGCCTTCGATCCGTATTCCTTACCCGCTTTCGCGGCGATCTTCGAGAAGTTCTTTCCCGGCTTCCCAATGTCCTTGCCAGCGCGCGCCGCTTTCGCGGAATATGACTTCTTTGCCATCACATGCCTCCAATGGCGGTATCGTCGATCTTCCTGTTCCTGAGGTACTCGCCCGATCTGAGCTTCGACAGACCTCCGGTAGCACCGCGGTTAAGCAGCGTCAGACTGTCGTCGAGGTTACCTCCCGACCCTGTGTTCGGGGTACCTCGATTGAGCTGCTGCGTGTTATCCTCGCTGCCCGTGCGGCCGGTATTTGGCGTACCCCGGGCGAGCTGTTCGGTGTTGCCATTTGCCATCATGACCTCCTGTACCCACCCGGCTTCAGCTTAGACATGCCCCCACCACCTGAGCGTCGCGCCGTATTCAGCGCAATCGCCACCGCCTGTTTTTGAGGCTTACCCGCCGCGATCTCAGTCTTGATATTGGACGAGACGGTCTTCCTCGATGAACCCTTCTTCAACGGCATCTACCTTACTCCTCCACTCCAAAAGGGCACATGCACGACGCCCCCCAACAGCGTCAATATCACCCAGATCACAATAATCACTAACAGCACAATCAACAGCACATGAATAATCTGGGCAAATGGTGGCGGCAGTGGAATTAGCGGTAGCAACTGAGTTATGGCCCACCAGATCACTCCTAGAACGATAAGGGTAATAATGATACCTAGAATTACTCCGATCATTTCAGTCCTCCCCCGCCCCCACCAGAGGCGGGTTTTTGCCTCTGCTGTTTAAGGGCGGCTTGTTGCTTTTGTTCGGCGTGCCGCATCTGTTGATTGTGGCGCTGCTCGTTCTGGGCCAGCTTCTGCAGGTCACTCACGTGGCCCAGCTGCGTTTTAACCATCTCCTGCGCGAACTTCAGCTTGTTGGACTCGCGCTGGGCCACGATCTTCTGCGCAGCCTGCTGCCCCTTCAGCTGAGTGTCCTGCACCTTAGCCGCAGCGTCCATCTGCCGCTCAACCACGCCCGTGGCCGTACTCGAGCCAGTTTGCTGAGCCTTGGCTTGGTTCAGTGCGGTCTCAGATTGCGTCTTCGCGGTCCCGGCTTGCTGCGCTTCAAGTGCCGCAACCTTCCCTTGCTGCACAAGTGGATCGGGCTGCGAGATCATTGCCAAGAGCTTCTTCTTGACACTGGACTGGAGCGGAGCCAGCTCCAACAGCACTTGTGGTGGGATATTGGCGCCCTGCGCCGTAAGGGCGATCAGTGTGTCGTAGGCGTCGGCCATCATGTTGATCTCGTCTGGACCCTCGTCCAGCACGAAGTTCACGTCCAATTGACCCAGCGAGTTAACCATCCGTGGCAGGCCCGTATCTGGGTCAATCCCCACCCCATTCACCTGGATGAACTGAGCCAGTCCATCCGAGTCAGTTACCCTTATCCAGCGCTCAGCGGTCCAATAGCGCTGTGCGGCGCACCAAATAGCCCGATACAGACGTAGCTTCCAGTTCCTGATGCCGATGACAAATGGCCCCAGCTCCGCAATACCAGCCTGTTGCAACAGATTGATCGCCCTACCACTCTTGTATTCCAGACCCTGACCAATGAGGGCGGGATTTGGTCCGAAGTTCTCGATCTCGTTCTTGGCGTCCTCGAGGAACTGCAGTTGACCCTGGACATTCGCGATCCTCGTGTTGTCGTCGAACTCCATCTCGAAGCCCTTGTTGTAGATCACCACGCCATCGGGCCGAACAGCTTCGCGCCGGGTAACTTCCACGTCGCTGAAAGCGCCGTCCTCGGCCTTGATCCGTCGTGAATTGAGTTCGTGCAGACCCTTCGAGCGCCGTTGGTTGATCTCGTCCTGAGGGGACTTGAGGCTACGAACGAAACCGTACCTGTCTCCGTCATGGTCAACGAAAGCCGAGAACATAATGTACTTACAGATCGACCGACCGCGCTCATCGAAGAAGTATCCTTCACCTTCGTCCAGCTTCATTGCCCCCGTGAACAGACACCACTTCCATTTTCCCTCGTGCTTGTACCAAATATCGACCACGCGAATGCGCTTGAAGAACGGCGAATAGAAGAACCACCTCCGCTCCCGGTCGGGATTGGAGCTAAGTTCCCATCCACTCATACTAGTGGTCGAGGCCTCGATCTCGTCTGCTTTGTCTGGGGCCAGATACTTGGCCTCCTCGATATCAAGCCACTTTCCCATTCCCTGATATCGAGCGTCACTGAAATCGTGCTGATAAGAGCGCGTATCATAGAAGAAACTGTCCGGTTCGACCTTAGCGAACCCGATATCCGGGTCACCTTTATCGCCCTCGATCAGCATCATCTCGACGCCGCCAAGGCCATCAGTGGCCCCGTTATCGATAGCGAAGGGGAAAATGAACTCCTTCAAGTCGCTCTCGGTCACGTACCTAACTACGCTCGTGGCCAGCTCGGCCCCGTCTTCGTCCGTAGTCGTCGGGTTACGTGGGTAGGCTTTCGGGTCCTGCTTGAGCTTCTCCATCAGCCCTACAATGGAGTCAATCTTACGTCCGATCCTATTATATGTGACTACAGGCTGTTTGCGCTTATTGAAGATCTCGACCTGTGAAGTGACCCACTGTGCCCCGTGTCGATAGCACCGAGAGGACCGCTGCTCCTCGATCTCGTACCGCTTCACTCCCAAGTAGTCCATGTAGGCCCGCTTCATCTTAGCGAGCGTCCAGTATTCGACGCCATCTTCGCCTATCTCAAAATCAGTCTCGCTCCCAGAGTAACCTCCGGGTGGTGTTGCAGCAGTTGAATAGCCAGTATTATCGACCATTACTTCCGCCCTATCACCAGCCTGCCACCGCGACGCAGCACATCCTTGCGGATGCCATAGTCGGACTCAAGACTCTTTCCGATCGGGTAGTCATACTTGATATCAGGCTGAATGAACCCGGACCTCCCAAGTGCATCACCGAGCCCGGCCGCGCGACCAGTAGTCGCAATAAGTCCGATCTGAATAATCTGCCCTTGAGCCGCGCCAACTCCATCGGCCCTCCCCGCCGAGATCGAGAAAGCAGTACCAATCGCCGAGGCAGCACCCAGGCCAGAGGCCTGCCCGACGCTCGAACTAAGTCTGAGGCCAATAGCAGCTGCCGCACCGACGCCAGCCGCCGAACCGACTGCTGCTCGAGCACCAATTCCCTGAGCCGACGCTGCGCCAACACCCGCAGCCGTGCCGACTGCCGCGAAGAAGCCAGTGCCAATGGCATTCGCCGCGCCAACTCCGGCACAAGTGCCAGTAACGGCCACGAACACCTGGCCAGTGCCTGAAGCGCTGCCAGTTCCCGCCGCCGTACCAGTGCTAGCAATAACGATCGAGCTTGGGGCTGAGGCCGCCCCAACTCCAGACGCAAGGCCAAGGGCCGATCCAGCATTCGAGATACCTGTGGCCGCGCCCACGCCAGTGGCGTGTCCAGCCCCCACACTGAACAGTGTGGCCAATCCGGCCGCAGCCCCGGTACCAGCGGCATTACCAACCGCTGCCCACGTGAGCCGTCCGACCGCACTTGCTGCGCCATTCCCCGCAGCCGCACCAACAGCGCTGAAGATACCTGTCGCAGTGGCAACAGCACCACCGACGCCCGCGGCAGTCGAAGCGCCCGCCCCAATACTCGCTCCAACACCGCTTGCAGTGCCGACACCGTGCGCCGCGCCAACATCACCAACTTGGGCCTGTGTGAGGGCCAACAGAAGGCCAATTGGAGTGCCCAAACTAGTGCTAGCGGCAGAACCATGAGCACTTCCAGCGCCAGCTGCATGGCCGACACCGCCAGTCGGAGCAGCCCCTGCCGACTCCGTGATAGCGAGCAGAAGTCCCAGTGCCTCACCGACGCCTGGTCCGCCGCCACCCAAGTACATATAACCGGCGCCGGTTGCACTTCCGGTACCGTGCGCAGCCCCAACCGCGTCTGTTGTTGATCCAACCTCGAATGTGAGGGACAGAAGGAGCCCGACCGAGCGGCCGGTGCCAGGGCCACCTGCACCGCCTCCGGTAGTACTCCATAATGAGAGAAGCATCTCATTAGTCCCGTCCTAGTCGCCTAGTAAGCCAAGGAGTCGAGGATTACTCGTCGGGCCGCCACCAGTTCCTGTAGGTGTTAAGGCGTCAACCGTAGCTCCGTTATCTATATTATTTCCACTATCCATCTCGAATGTGTAGCTCCCTGCCGCTGAAATCCTATAGAAAACTTGATGTGAGGTTAAAGAAACGGACGCAGTATTGATCCGAGTCCAACCAGTCATTGCCCCGCCCGCGCCTGCCCCAAAGCCGTTTCCAAAAATAAAATCAGGCCCGCTTACTGTAGTTATTGTCTGTCCTCCACCAGTTCCATGAACCGGGCCACCAGCATCAAAGCCTCCCGGCGCCCCGGATACTGCAGCAGCAGCTGCAGCAAGACTGTGACCTATGGCATCTGATGTTGGAACGGTGACATTACCTACAAAATTTGAATAGGGCGAAACCCAGGTTTGCAATATAACAGACCCCCCTGCACTGGCCGATTGTCGCTGCGTAAAACTTAAACCGGTACCAGTCGGCGCTCCAGTTCCAGTGGGAGCGTCACACATTGAACAGACGGTAATAGTTCCACTGCCGGGCGCGTTGAGAGCGAGTGTCACCGACGCGACTATTCCAGCATCACTTGCAAACGGACCATCTACTGCTACAGCCATGCTATCCTCAAGTGATCTTGTAGATGTGGACTGTCCACGGATAGGCGAAGTTATCGGTAAACGAGCCGCCAGAAATCGGAACCGTTCGTCCCTCTCCAATCACTGTCACGGTAGTTGCCGAAGTGAGCGCAGTATTAAACGTGGCGGAAATGCCTCCAAGAGTGTCTTCTTGATAAGATGTAGTTGCAATAATATAAAAAGTATTCGTTGTTATACTCTCGCCCGAAACTCTCGAGGTATAGGTAGGGCCTTGGTAATAGTGGACACAACAATCAATACCCTGTTGCAAGAAGAACGCCCGGGCTTGTGAGGTTCCTATACCGTCACCATAGGGATGTGGAACCGGCTGCAAGGCTCCGCTTATAACTCCGTAGGGGAAGATATAGCGGAATGGCACCGTCACCCCATTAGCAACACTGGTTGATGTAGGCAGTACAAAACCATTTGTGCCGGCCTTCGTTCCCACCGCAAACTGCGAGTTAATCACCGGGGCCATATCAAGAATACGGCCGCAGGTCTGCGCAACCTGGTTGTAGTAATTACCTGTCCCAGCATTAGTTGTATTAGTACCAAGTACGCGAACATCTGATTGCTTGGCAATCATTGTCACTGGACTTGCAGCAACACCACCCGACACTTGATATGTGCCATTGAGTCCAGGTGCCCAGGCTGTCCAACCAGACGCGGAACTAACACTAGGCCCCCCGTTTAGCACTGTGTAACCGCCGTTACCATTGACAGTTCCGGACTCCTGACCGCAAATTCCAGAATTATGGTTACTCGGTCCCAAACCGCCAGTTCCAGGCGCCACTAATATGCTAGGAACGGGAATAAAGCCAGATAATCCAGAGACTCCAAGCAGATCGAATGGCGCTCCAAACACCGAGCCGTTGCCAGTAAGTACTCCGGTGAACGTCCCTTCGTTATTAAAGGTTAATTGTGTTTGAATAACAACAGGAGGGCTCTGAGTGACGCCGTTAATACTCGTAATCTCCATTCCGGGGTGAAGATACATTCCGCCGGGCGAGCCGGAAGCAAGAGAAACTGTACTGGCAGTTATACCAGTAACTGTTAGCACCTTAGTTGACGCATTAATCTGTCCAGTAAATGTAACAGTTTGATTAAGTTTGGTATCCGCGCCAAGTAAAGTTCCTTTTCCTGGAGCGCCACTCGGCTGCATGAAACCGCTTGATCGACTCCGATTAAATAGCGCTGTCTGATCGTCGTGATCGAAGAATATAAGATAGCGACCGCCGTGAATTATAACTGACCAACATTCCCAATTTGTCTCTTGCATACCCTGGAAACCAGGAATATTCGACACTGCATTACAACCCGGTGGTATAGCCTGCCCAAGCGGTCTAGTATATCCCGCTGTGCCACTCAGATTAGCTGTGCAGAAGTTACGGAAGTAGTCGATCCAAATACCCTGATGACTTCCACGGCTACACTCAAGCATAGTAAATGGCGTAGCGGTAAACTGTCCCTCGGCCGCGTTTGCAAGTGTCAAGCCCCAATAGGACGCATATCTTCCTATAGGAATATAATAAGCATCACTTCCAGTCAAATCAAAGGGATTACGAGTAGTCGTGTTGAGTGTCGGATAAACTGTGTTCATTGGCGTGGGCGACGCCAGCGTTCCAACCTGAGAAATCTGTGTACTATTACTCGGGGACGTCCCTCTGTTACAGGTAATGATCCAACTGAAACCCGCCATGTTCGACCAGAACGGCCGCCCATCAATCATAGCATTGGTAAGTGCCCCGGCCGCGCTAGTGATAGTACCTACATTATCTGTTGTAGTCCCGCCGATAGGACCACTCCAACAGCTCACATATGCTGGCTCATCTGTAATACACATAGAGATAATACACTTGGCAATCCCACTGTTAAATGGGCCACTGCCAATACCATTATGAAACAAGATACCATCATTCGTTCCAATAGCGCTTCCTTGAGCATTAAATAATTCGTTGTTCTGGGCCATCAGAGATAGTCCAGCATTAAACCAATTCGTCAAATTAGAACTGGAAGAACAGGAGAACAGCGTGTTCCAATGCAAGTCTGTATACATCGTCACCCCTGAGGGCGCCGAGGTATCTGTGGGGTCATTCAAGAACCCACCCATTGGGAAAAACTGTGGATCGTCCCACCCACTAGTATAATTCACCGTGGCGCCCCACGACCCACCTCCAGTAGTAAAGGTAATACTCGGTGGATACGCAGTCGCCGCAGTAAATCCTTTGCTCCCGTAGTAGGTCGAGCCGCCGTCTATATCCATCACCGAAACGCCGCTCGGCAGTGTTCCGCTCGGACTGATTGTCACCCCGACATTCAGGTTGCCAGTCCCACTCCCATTAGTAGCGCTGACAGCCATGGTCAGGGTCTGTGCCGTGGTCAACGTCCCAGACACCAGTCCGGTCGAGTTTAAGCTGGTTCCAGCAGGTATACTCGTAGCCCCGAATGAGGTCGGCGAGTTGGTCGCGGTGATCTGATACGAGAAGGCGCTCCCCACGTTCCCGCTCGCAGTCGACAAGCTAGTAATAACGGGAGGGCCGCCCGTAATTAGGCCCGCGCCACGCCCTTTAGTTAGTTTATGCCGACCCACCGCGCGCCCCTAGAGCTTCGACTTGAACGCATTCACCGACACTATAATCGACGTGGCGGCCGCGCTACACTGCACATTGACCGCCGTAGTCACTGAGAAGCCGCCCAGCGGCGTGGCAAAGTTCTGAATCGCACCACCTACCGGCACTGGCACAGTCCATCGCACGGTTGCCCCATCTAGAATGTTAACTGTGATCGCGATGGCGCTCGTATTGCAGATTGCAATCGAAGTCAGGTACCACTTCACCCCCGAACCAGCCGACGCCAGCACCTGCGTGGAGGTAGTAGTAGTAATCGTGACGGGGCTTACTCCAGTCTGCAGGTCCTCGAGCCCGCAATTCGGCCGCACATAAAGCACTCGATCTGCACCACACACTAGATCGCCGCGCAGTCCGTTTCCCGCCAGATTAGTCTGGCCCAACAGGCCGAGAGATGACTTAGCCGAGATCTTATTCCCTGTACCAGCGTCAGTATTTGGATCGGCTACCTCGCCAATGGGTGAAAACTGGACCACCACCGCATTGTCTGTGCCAGAGGCAGCCGTATTCTTAATGACGGCCCCATTAGTGCCGTCGTGCATCCTGGCGTTAACCGCGAGCCCTGTCGTACCAAGCGTCGAACTAACGCCGGCCTTATTGGTGCCCCCAAGGGCGCCGTCCCCGATCTTGATATACTGATAGTTAACGGGCTGGGTAGGGTTAATGGCAGTATCACTAACCTCGTCAGTGGCGATCCACTTGCCACTACCTTCGGTGATCTGTACGCTGTCAGCCATCGCTAGTCTCCTCTAAGCACCTTGGTGCGGGCGGCGGCCATGCGAGCCCGGACGAAGTCCGGTTCGGTCTTGCCGTCAGCGTAGCACTCTGCAACTGCCTGCTCCATCGCGGTTCGAAGGGCCAGGGCAAGAGCGCGCTTATGTCCTGGCCCCCGCACCGCAATGCCAACGCCCTCGACGACTTTGGGGTACAGCTGGTCGGCTCTGGGACGGAGCCAGTCGGGCAGGGCACTTGGCATTGCTCGCTCAGCGAGCCACTTATGAGAGTACGCACGGGCGGCGAAGCGCACAGAACTCGCGGCAGTTCGCGCTCGGTGGAAGGTGGCCTCGGCTTCGTCCCACGTCTGCGGCTGCGGAACGTGCGGGGCAATCTGGGCCATGAGAGTCATAGCGCCCTGAACGTCGCCCGCCTCCAGACACCTCTGCATCGCCGTGGCCACAAGTGGCCTCCTAAGTGATGGTAATCGTAGTTCCCGTGGTCAGGCGCGGAGTCACACCTGACCCAACCGTGATCGCGGGAGTCACCGTTCCACTCCACAGGACGGGCTGCGTCCCCGTCGGTGGAGTGGCATTGCTCTTCGAGGTAGCGAAGAACGTAACCGAGCCCGTTCCACCTGTGCCAGGTGGAAAGTCTATGTTGGCGATAGGACTGATCGAGGAGGGCTCTCCAACGGGCGCGCTCCAGGCCGCAGTAGTTCGCGCCACGTTGACCCTCGTGTACGAGGTATAGGTGGTCTCGTTCGTAGTGGCGTCGCCAGCGTCCGTGGGGTCCGCGGTGTGGAGGGAGATCCCGATGTTGGTCTGAGGCGCCGTTGCCGCGTTGTCTGCGTAGTTGGCCCAGGCCGTTGCCCGAAACACTAGGTTTAGTATGGCAACCTCTGTCACGTCAGCTATGCTCATCTCAGCCTCACTTTGCTGGTCAGGGGCGTTGCCCCTAGTAAACTATCCAGTCCCCGGGCTGCGCCGAAGCCGCGCTCGAGTAACCCACATCAACCTTCTTGGCCCGCACTTGCAGTACCGGCACGAACGGCCTTGACATGCAGGCGTAGCGCCACTCGTCCGCCGCGTGATCCTCGCTCTCAGTATCAACGTCCTCAGGCTTCGCTGGATCATGCGAGAGCGCGGGCACCGTCCGAATGGACGCGCCGCAGGTGCTGAAGCAGTAGATCATGGGGAGATCGTCCTGCCCGACCATCCGTGACCGTAGTTGGTCCCAACCGCCCATCGAGCCGCGGCCCACTACGCGGGCGTTATCGGCAGCATGGAACGGCCGCTTTCCAGCGCCCACGAGCACCCGGTTTATCCGCTCTGCGATGGACGGGCCCCCGTCCTCCTTAAAGCACGCGGGGTCCAGTACAGCGTAACGCAGCTTTGGTTCACCGCGCTCCCGCTCCACGATGCCATCGGCCACGGCCTCAGCCGTGAGCTTGAGCCCCACGTTAGGGGTACTCGTGCAACCGTACCACTCCTTGTAGCGAACCAAAGCACCTCGGGGTAAGAGCCTGCGGGCTGTGCCCTTGCTCGTCGCAGAAACAGTGTAGTCGTCCTGGACGATTGCCCACCATCCCACTGAGAAGGGCTTGGCCGAGCCCCAATCGGCGCTCCGAAAGCGGGCCCAATGTGGTGGAACTGGGAAGGGGTCAATGACGTGCTTGTCATAGCGCCAGCAGTCGAAGAAGGCGCCCTCGACCACGGTCCAGTCTCCCTCGAGCCACGCTCGGACCATGGTGTTACTGGACAGGCCCTTGAGTCGCTGAGCATAGTCAGGGTCCGAGGCTAGCAGAATAATGTTATCTCGTAGGCGGGCTGGAATGAACATTCGCTTTGACTGAATGGTCGGGTCCTCCAGTGGGACAAAGCCCCCGGGGGCTGGGTCAACAAAGTAGGCCTTGACCCAGCTGTGTCCCACACCGCCAGGATTTGCAGCTGCGCGTATTCGCTTGGTGGTGACAGCGTAGGCTGAGCGTAGCCGAGCGCGGAGGTACCGATATGCGTAGTCACTTGGCCACTGAGTAAGCTCGTCCCACCCAATCCAGGTATAGGCGTGGCCTTGGTATCGTGTAGCATCGGCGTCCCTCTCAATGTATCGCATCCGGAGGAGGGCCCCATTGGGCCAGGTCCACGATTTGGCCTGCTCGTGCCAGACTGCGCCCGTCTGCGGATAGATCTCGCGGCTGCGGCGGATGAGATCCTCGAGTTCATTGTAGGTCCTCCGAAACAGGACGCCCTTCCAGTGGGTCCCGTAAACCGGGACGTCCTGAAGGAAGTCCCCCAGGAGGAAGTCGGACTTGCCGCCGCCTGCCGCGCCGCCGTAGAAGATCTCGGGGCACCACGTAGCCAAGATGGCCTCGGTTTGGGGTCCAGGCATAGGAGCCCAGGCGGACGAGCCGCGCTCGTGCTGTGCCCTTGGTCTCAAAGCGGCGTTCATCGGCCCTGACTCGCCCAGATGGCGCGCATAATTGAGTTAACCACGTCGGCGCTCTGTGCCCCAGCGCCAAATCGACTCTGATTGGAGAAGGTTTCGTGGCTCGGGTTCTTATAGTAGTCGGTGTAATGGAGGCGCTTATCGTATGGATCGACAGCGCTGAAGGCGCGGGGGTTCTGTTGCTGGACCCCTTGCCAGAAACCGCGCATATCGTAGTCACTCGGCGGCGCGTTGGGATCGAAGGGCACGTTGTTCGCGGTGATCCACTTGCGAAACATGATCTCGTCCAGCGGATTTAACTGGGTGTTGAGCGAGCCCTTACGAACGTCCTGGGATCGGAGATCAGCTAGACTCTGTGGCATCTTAACTTGCCCTTGCTCTTTTCGTAGGGGCCAAGTGACCCTAGCCCATCACAAACGTAAACACTCGGTCGGCCGGCTGCACAATAGGGCCGGTGCGGGAGCCCGCCCTCACTTTAATGTAGGTGTCAACCTTGACAGTCCCCAGGAACTGAGACTGCTCAATCATCACCACGGAGTTCGGTACAACTACCGCAGAGATCTCTTGGCCGTGCTGATCGAACAGGTCCATAAACGTGATGTTGTCGCTGGACACCTGGAACGTAATGATGCTCTGCCCGCCGCCTCCAGTCCACTGAGGCGGCATTCGGCATCGATAGGGAGTGAGCCCGTTGCAGAACACGGAGTTACTGAGGCTTTGCCCCGCGCTTACCGTGGCCACAAGGAGGGTAGCTCCCAGGGGCTGAGCCCCGTTCTCAGACCCGCCCTTGGACCCGCCGGGGGCTTGAGCATGGACTAGAGCCCCCACAGGACCCAGGCTACCACTAGCAGAACCGCGATCACCAATACTATCAGGGCGTAATTGAGTCCGTTCCACATGGTCAGGCATCGCTTTGCGTCCCGGGTAGTTCGAGTCCGTGCTCGCGGTAGATCCCACGGAGTTCCCGCCAGCACCGAAGTCCGCGGCTCTTGTGCCAGATAAAGGTCATCGGGCTCATTGGGAACTGGGCTCGCGCCACGTGCCCGGCTATGCAACATATGAGCCATATCGCTCTAAGCATCGGTGTCGCCTTTGCGGGGCCAAGGCAGCACGTTACCCTCGAGTTGCTTCTGCGGGCTCGTCTGCGGAGCTTGCTGCGGCGGTTCCAGTTCAGCGCGGCGTCGGTTTTCCCAGTCCTCGAAGGACTCTCGGGGTGGCCGGTCCACGAGGTTCATGCTCATCTTCACGTCAACTGACTGACCGGGGCCGTGCCCGGTGCGATCCGCGAAGGTCTTGACTACATCTAGGAGCATCCCCGGAGTGAACTCCTCTGGCTTCGATTGAAGTCGCTCTTGGAGCAGCTCGATCGCATCGAGGCTCATGTTGTTCATGCGCTCGGCCAGGTCCGCAAAGACGGACTTGCTCTCGGCCTGGTAATCGGCGACGAGCGCGGTGAACGCGGGGTCGGTGCTGAGCACGGAGATGCGGGCGGCGTCGTAGCCGGTGACCAGCGCAGCTTGGTGGGGCTTCATCCCGGCGGCAATGCAGCGCGCGAGAGCGTGGTGACTGGCGTGGATGCGGAGGAGGGACTTCGGCGTTACCCCACGCGGGCCCTGAAGGGCGGCCATGTCGGCCTCGGTGAGGTCCCGCACGTACTCTATGTGCGCGGGGGCACGTCGCACATTGCCCTTGGTCCTGGGAGGGCCAAGATCCAGTTCGGCTAGGAGTTCGTGCGGGTCCTCGTCCACGAGTCCTCATCAAAAGTGGTTACAGTGGCGTGGCCAGCCCGCGTTCGATATGGTTCACAGCTTGCGGCTGTACCGTGCCCATGTCAAGCAGAATGTGGGTATGGCTCTTTCGCGTTTTGCTAACGAGCCATACCAGTGAATGATATGGCTGTTAACTCGAAAAAAGTTAGCGGGGTCGATGCGCCCCAGCAATATTCTTTCTTTTTTGCCCCCTCCCCCGAAATAAAAGTGCGAATATGTGGCAGGCCCCGCAACAATAGAACACTGCATGAATCATGCCAGCAACATCATTGCTCATATCGAATGGCCTTAGCAATTTTTGAGATGTCAAATCAACTCTGATCACAACATTGTGATCGCAGCCCCATTGACACGGCAAATGTGCATAGCTCCCGATCCATGCAACAATGCATGACTCATCACGATTATGTGATCGCAGTCCATCACATGACCATTGACGAGAGCGCATGTGTATGGCACAATGACTGTGTTGATCGGGGATGAGCCCCGATCGGAAAACGGAGTCACCACAATGTCAACGATCACTGTGCGTATCGCGAAACTCGGCACCGAAGTGGACTTCGATACCGAATACCTCCCTGCCACGTCCGTGCTTTACGCCTTGACGTATGGGTTAACCCAATCGATCAACGATGCGGCGGCCTCGATCGTGCGCAAGAATTTCTCGGACGAGTCGTTGTTCCTCGAGGCGGTTCGCGAGAAATGCGACAAACGCCTCGATCAAATCCGTACAGGCGACGTTCCCGGCTCCCGGGCTCCGACCGATCCGAACGCGGCCAAGGCCCGGGCAATTGCCAAAGAGATGGCGGCCGATCCGGAATTGGCAGCCGCACTCGAGGCGGTGATGGCCAAGCGGGCCGCCAAGAAAGCAGCGTGAAACGCACGGGGGCGCAAATGCCCCCATTCACTTCTAGGGGTCACCGATGAGCTTCTCAACTCGCCGCCGCGCGCGGCACGAGCGCTTCCTGCAGATCGCTGTAGCGGTGTTAATCACCGCTATGACCATCCACCTCATAGCTGATGCCTGGTTTATGTGGTAGTCACGGTATCAGGATGTAGGATAGTGTTTGGTATGGTTGGTTCAAAATTTGAACCGGCCATACCATCCACTGCGGTATGGCTCGATTTTCCCCGATTTTCGGCCTAGATGTCATCCTTGGATTTTAGCTTGGATTTAGGCTACGTTTTCTGGTTTGACGCAACTAACGTACCCCCCCCCGTCTGAAACTGGGTATGGCTCATTCACTGTCTTTTTTTTTTTTTTTTTTTTTTTAAGTAAGGAGAGAGAGGCTGGGACCCCATTCCCAAGCCTTAGAGCCATACCTACCCCCAAACACGCGTTTTAGATGTCAAACCAGAAAACATAGCCTAAACCCTAGCTAAAATCATAGGTTGACATCTAGACGGTTTTCCGATATGGCCCGAGGGCCCAAGAGGCCCTCGCTG